CTACCCCGTTGCTACCCCGATTTCTTCTGTGGATACATACATGTCTTTGCCGTGCGGTAAAGAATTGACCGCGGCGACTAGTTGACGTGTGTTTTTATGTGTATAAACCTCGCTTGTTAAGTCTGCTTGCTTATGTCCTAATATTAATTTTTTAATTATTGGATTCATCTGATAGTTGTCGGCGAGAGTTGCAAACGTGTGTCTTGTGTCATGTGGTTTGTGATTACCTGTTGCGGGATAGCGTTCAATCAATTTTTTTAAACTTACAGATATGATAATTTTATTTTGGTGTTTAAAAAGTTGACGATTTATATCCGGGAAAATCAGATACGGATATCTTTTTAATTTACTTATTGCGTAAAAGTATTTTACAAAGGGTAGTATGCAATCCGCGATAGGAATTATTCGGTTTTTTCCAGCTTGTGTTTTAGCACCGCCGATAGCAATTTGCTTTTTAAAATCTATATTTTCTATTTTAAGATTTGATATTTCCACGGATCGCGTCCCTGTATAAATCATTATAAGTAAAACTTTTACCGTGTCATCGTCCGTGTGCACCCATAGGCTACGCAACTCTTGCGTGCTAAATGCTTGATGTATGTCAGATTTTTTAAAGGATACTTTTTTTAGATATAATGAGTAATCGCGACTGACAACGTCATTGGATATGCAATATTTATAAATGCGTCTAAACACCGTTATCAGATTGCTTTGTATACCATACGTTTTTGCTTCGTTGAGTATGCTTTGCAAGTGTGCGGCTTTTGTTTTTGCAACTTGCATATTGTAAAGAGCTTTTGCGTGATTTTCCCATGCGCTTTTTACAACTTTTGTAAATTCTTCTTGATTATTTACTAAGTCAAATGCGTGATTCCAAGTTATGTCGGATATCTCACTGGGCGTGTGTGTCAATCTATATGTATCTAAAGCGTTTAATGCTTCTTTTCGCGTGACAAAAGACCCTACAAGCTTTCTTTTACGTCTTAAATTATCATGATTAAATCCGCAGGTCATATATGCTACCCACGGACGGCGGCGAGGTTTGTCTGTTTTTTTATAAACGCTACCGGTACCGTTATCTCTTTTGTATGCCAATTTAAAAAGCTCCTTTCCATTTATAAAAGAGCCATGTTATAATTTATATGTTGAGGCTGTGTATAGCACGGCTCCGCGTCCTTATCGTGTGGGTATCACGGTAAGGACGTTTTTTTATTGTTTTTAGTACTTAGTAAATATTAAGTGCAAGAAATTGAGTGTTCTTGGACTTAATATTTCTTTGCTTGCGGTATAGGTTTTGTAAATTCCAGTCTTTGTACTTTAGTTGCAAGGTCTTTTAAAACACTCATTACAGCTTTGTTTGCAGCGTGTGCATCTGATGGTAATCCGTACCCTAAAACGGCAGAACTACTTCCTATTGATGTATCTGCGTCGTTTAATATATATTCGCCAGTGTGTGCATTAATTATAGATATGTTTGTTTCTACAGTGAGTTTTACAGATACGTTTATAAATCCGCCTTCTATATCACGGTTTGTTTTTTCTGCGTGTACAACCATAAAATAATCGGCATTTAATTTTTTGGCAACTTCAGTCCAGTCACGGCGAGTTATGTTTGAGTTTAACGTGACTCCTTTGTCTTCGAAGTAATTTACTGCCGCAAGTCTAGCTTCGGAGGACGGTATAATTTCAACACCTTTGTTTTTAAAAACAACATCTTTCAAAAACTGATCGCGCTCTTGTGTTATTTTTTCAGAGCGGTCTATGGCACCGGTAGTACTTATAAATACATATCCTATTCTAGGTCTGCCAAAATCCTCTGCGTGTGCGGTAGGTGCCATAACACACCAACAAAATAAAACAATAAATAAAGCAAATAACTTTTTCATAATAACCTCCTTATGAATTATGAATTATGAATTATGTATTAAATATTCGCACAAAATGTACAAATTTTGATGCCTATAATCTATGCAGCACAGCGACTGCCAAGCCTATGATACGACAGTTGTCGCAATTGTTTTCGTTGCATATGATAGGTGAATATTTCGGGTTTTCAGCTTGCAGCTGTACTATGGATCCGATTTTATAAAATCTTTTCAAGGTTGCGGAGTCGTCTATCAATACTGCTGCGATTTGTCCGTTTTCTACGACTTCTTGCTTTTTGATAAATACGATGTCACCGTCATTTATATCAGCGTTTATCATACTATCGCCGCTGACTTTTAAAGCAAAGTCAGCATGCAAGTCATCGTCTATCGGTAAATATTCTTCAATATGTTCTTCAGCATAGATTGGTTGTCCGGCAGCGATTGTGCCAAGTAGCGGAATTTTCTTTTTTTGTATTGGAATATAGTTTTTTGCGGATTCGGCGGCGTATTTACTACTTATGTTAGGTATATCAAAGTCCATAAGCCATGATATAGATACTTCTAATGCTGCCGCAAATTTTTTAATTTTAGATTGTGTTAGTTCATTTTCTCCACTTTCGATTTTTGCAATGGTGGAGCGCGATTTATATCCTAGTTTTCGAGCAAGTTCGTCTTGTGACATTTTCTTTTGCTCTCTTGCAATTTTTATTTTATCTCCAATTGTCATTTTTTTGTCCTTATTAGTATTAATTATTTTTATACAATATAGTATTTACTGTTTATATTGTACAACAAAAGTTATTAAAAATCAACATATATATATTTTCATTAATTTTTGTTGACAAAAAAGGAACATATTGTTATAATAAAATCGTGATTTAAAATCAACAGAAAAAAGGGGGGGTGATACATATGACAGATACTGCAGAGTTTGAAGCTGAGATGGCAAGACAAGGCGTTAAGAAAAAAGACTTAGCTGCCGCATTAGATTTAACTCCCGCCGGATTGTGGAAAAAGATAAATAATATCACTGAATTTACGGCGAGAGAAATTAAAATAATTCAAATCTATATGAGTTTGTCGGATGCCAAAAGAGATGTGCTTTTTTTTAAATAAAATGTTGATTTAAAATCAACAGAAAAGAAAGGAGGAGTCATGGGATTTGACAGCTATGTTGTTCCGGTTGAAGTCGCAGCAAAGCTACTTTGCATGAGCGCTGAGGTACTTCGTAACGCGCTAAAGCTTGAGAGAGTACCTATCGGATTTGCGGTTCAGTGCGACAAAGGTTGGACGTACAAAATTATACCCAAGCAGTTTTGCGATTATACAGGTATAAGCAACGACAAATTGCGTGATTTGTGCGATGAGTACCGAGCGGACAGAGTCAAGTACATGAGAGCGCGGAAAAATGGAACACTCAATTAAGTAGGAGTTGAGTAAAACGCAGAAGAGTTGAGAAGAACGCAGAAGAAGGGGGGGCTGTAAGATGAGATTAAGAGTTAAGCGGATTGTATCGATGCTTGCAGTAGCAGTAATTCTCGGTGCGGGTGCTTGCGCGTACTTTCGCCCGGGACACCACACTTACATGGTGCAATATCGAAAAGAAGTTCAGCAGGGCGAAACTGTGTGGGATATTTGTTCCGAGATTGCTACCGACAAGGAAGATTTAAACAAATTAGTTTGGCAGACGATGAAAGATAACCGCATCAAGGATCCGAATGATGTACAGCCGGGAATGCTTTTAGTTGTGAATGTGGAACAGGCAAGAGGTGCAAAATGAATTGGAATGACAAGGAAGAAGTTTTAGAAGCAGTAAGGATTACCGGACATGCTTTAATATATGCAAGCGACCGACTGAAAAATGATAAAGAGGTTGTCTTGGAAGCAATAAAAAGTAACGGGATGGCATTGAGATTTGCAAGTGAACGCTTAAGAAATAATAAAGAAGTCGTTTTGGAAGCGGTAAAATGCAGATGCCTTTCATTTGAATATGCAAGCAAATTTCTAAGAGACGATAAGGACGTCGTTTTAGAAGCGGTAAAAAGCAACGGATTTGTATTAGACTTTGCAAGTGTGCGTCTGAGAGACGATAAAGATGTAATTTTGGAAGTAGTAAAAAAAGACGGTGAATTATTGGCACTTGCCAGCGAACACTTGAAAGATGATAAAGAAGTCGTTTTAGAAGCGGTAAGAGAAAATGGCTGGGCATTGAGATTTGCGAGCGAACGCTTGAAAGATGACAAAGAAGTTGTTTTAGAAGCATTAAAAAGTTCAGCATTTTCATTGGAATATGCAAGTGAACGTCTGAGGGGGAATAAAGAAGTTGTCCTGGCGGCAGTAAGAAAGCATGAACGTGCATTAGAACTTGCAAGAGACTGTGCAAGAGATGATAAAGACATAGTTTTAGAAGCAGTAAAAAAAGACGGTGAATTGTTGGCACTTGCCAGTGAAAGAGTAAAAGCTGAAATCATGAAAAATAGGGGGTGAGGATATTGTTCAAAAATCATCATAAAGTGATTTATGTTTGCCATCCGTACGGCGGTACTTTAGAAAATGTACTAATGCACGCAGAGATTATGGAGTTTTTAGATAAGCTGTATCACGACAAGACGTTTGTTTCGCCGATATTTTGTTGGGGATATAAAGATTACAGGCATGTAGGCACTTCTCGTAAAAAGGATATGCGAAATTGCAAAAGATTACTTGCAAGATGCGATGCTGTGTTGCTTACCGGCAAATGGTTACGATCCAGAGGTTGTGTAGAAGAAGCGGATTATTCGTTGTTTATTGAAAAGCCGATTTACGAGCTGAGAGATACGACGGTTTTAAGAGTTAATCCGGAATGTTTATATGAAAGATTAAGATTTTTTACAAAGTAAAAGCTACCGGATATAGCAGTATCCGATAGCTAGAAAAAAGGAATTTATAAGAGTTCCTTTCTAAATTATAAGAGGTAAAAAAGAACATGTCAAAGAGAATTAATAAAATCAATCGGACATGATCAGATAGGAGAATTATATGTTGGAATTAAAAATAAGTGTAGAAACGCCACAGGAATTATATACAATTTTAGAAATTTTAAATAAATCAAGAGCTGCTGATTATCCTAACGTTACTGTTAATTCTAATCCGGTTACTGTTGATGTTAAACCTAAGGATGTAAAAGTTACCGAACCGAAAAAAGAAGTTGAGTCTGTTTCGGCGGAAAAGTTAAGAAGCATTGCACAAGCTTATGCTACGGCGCATCCGAAAGTTGGAGTAGTAAATATGAAAGCTTTTCTTAACGATGCAGGTGTTGATAGCGTTACGGATTTATCACCGGAAAAAAAGCAAGAATTTGTTGAAAAGTTTAAGGTTGATTGATTATGGCGCATGCAATATTAAGTGCTTCGGCAAGTCATCGTTGGCTTAATTGTACGCCGTCGGCGCGGTGGGAACGTGAGTTTCCGGACAAGCAAAGTCCTTATGCCGCAGAAGGCACTGCCGCACACGCTTTAGCGGAAAAGACGCTGACAAGCTACTTAAAATCGGGCAAGTCGGATGTCTTGTGTGATGACAAGGAGATGCAAGAGGCGGTGCAATATTACGTTGATTTGTGCGTGGAAAAAATCAGTGAAGCAAGAAAGGTTTCAGAAGATTCAAAAGTTTTTGTCGAAAAGCGTTTGGATTTTTCTAGCATCGTTCCGCAGGGGTTCGGCACAGGTGATTTAGTTATTTTGTCGGACAAGTTTTTAGAGGTTATAGATCTAAAATACGGAAAAGGTGTGAAAGTCGACGCATTAAACAACTCACAGCTTAGATTATATGCTTATGGGATGTATTCAATGTTCGGTTGGTTGTACAAGGCAAAGGAAGTACGAATGACGATAATACAACCTAGAATAGACAATGTGTCTGTCGAAATTATCACAAGTGACAAGTTAATTGCGTGGGCGGAGAGCATAAAGGATAAAGCACAGAAAGCTTTTAAGGGTGTTGGTGATTTTAACGCAGGAGAGCATTGCCGATTTTGCAAAGCACGTCCGAAGTGTCGTAAGTATGCCGAATATGCTCTTAAAAATGCTCAAAAGGATTTTAACAAAGAACTTGAAGATTTTGAAATAGCGGAGCTTATTTTGAAAGCTACTGAAATAGAAAGTTGGCTTAAGGATTTAAAAGATTATGCACTGCAAAAAGCGCTTGGCGGATATAAATATCCGGGTCTGAAGCTTGTTGCCGGAAGAAGTCGGAGAAAGATTAATGATACCGAAAAGGCAGCGGAATTGTTAAATCAAGCAGGATTCACGGATATTTACAAACCTAAAGAGTTACTTGGGTTGTCGGCATTGGAAAAGCTTTGCGGTAAAAAACGCTTTGCGGAAATTGCGTCAAGCGTAATTGAAAAACCTCAAGGACTTCCAACTCTTGTATCGGTGAATGATAAACGTGATGAGTTAAAAATTGAAAATGATTTTGATGATAATTTATTAAAGAAATAAAGGAGAACATATTATGAAAAACAGAAAATTTACAACAGGATTAGTCAGATTGAGTTATGCAAACATTTGGCAGCCGAAAGCATTTGATGGCGGTGTACCGAAGTATTCGGCAAGTTTATTAATCGCTAAGTCGGACGAAAAAAGTGTAAAGCGTATAAATGATTTATTTAAAAGCATGTTGCAGGATGAAGATGTTATTTCTGTTTTGGGTAAGAATACAAAGAATATAGATTTACCGTTGCGTGACGGTGATTTGCGTGAGGACTCAAACTATCACGATCAGTATTACTTGAACGCAAAAGCAAGCGAATCGTATCCGCCGAAGATTTTCAATTTCGAACGTGAAGAGGTTGTCGATAAAGCAGAAGTGTATAGCGGATGCTACGTTCAGGCGGTATTGACTTTCTATCCTTACAACAAAAACGGAAATAAGGGGATAGGAGTTTCACTTGGTGCGATTCGTAAAATTAAGGACGGCGAACCGTTCTCAAGTGCAGGTGCGTCAGCATCAGACTTTGATGATGATCTGATTGGTAAAAATGATATAAATTCGATTTTTTAATCGGTGATAATTATGTCAAACAACATTCTAGCAATTGATATAGAAACATTTAGCGATGTCGATTTGGTAAAATGCGGAGTTTATAAGTACGTAGAAAGCAAGGAGTTTAAGATTTTACTTGTTGGGTATAAGCTTGGGGACAATGCTGTAAAAGTTGTTGATTTGGCACGTGGTGAAGAGCTTCCAAGAGAATTTGTGGAAGCTCTTTACAACAGCAGTGTAATTAAATCCGCATTCAATGCCAATTTTGAGATTACTTGTCTTAAGAAATATTTTCCGACCATGCCGACGGAACAATGGGAGTGTACAAGGATATTAGCTTTGTACAACTCTCTTCCGTCAAGTCTTGCCGGAGTTGCGAGTGCGTTGGGCTTAGCGGAGCAAAAGGACATAAAAGGAAAAAATTTAATAAAATACTTTTCACAACCTTGTCTACCGACTAAAGCTAATGGTGGACGCACTCGCAATTTACCGGCACACGATTTGGAAAAATGGGAAGAGTATAAAAGTTATAATCGTCAGGATGTTGTCGTTGAATCGGCAATAAGAGATAGATTGGAAAACACTGCGCCTAGTGATTTTGAATGGCAACTGTGGCGTATTGATCAAGAGATTAATGCGCGTGGTGCAATGGTGGATGTCGATTTTGTCGATAAAGCTATATCAATCGACTTGGCGCATCGGGAAAAAGTGATAAAACAAGCAAAGGAGCTTACAAAGTTATCTAATCCAAATAGCGTCAGTCAACTTAAATCTTGGCTTACGGCAAAAACCGGAGAAACTTTTGATAGTTTAAATAAAAAGACAGTGTCGGATTTACTTAAAAAAGATTATTCAGACGATGTTAAAAAAGTTCTTTCACTTCGTCAGAAATTAGGTAAAACTTCAGTTAAAAAGTACATGACAATGAAAGACTGTGCGACTGATAATGGGCGTATTCATGGAATGTTCCAATTCTACGGCGCGTCAAGAACAGGGCGTTGGGCAGGGCGTCTTGTACAGTTACATAATTTGCCACGTAACAAGTTTTCAAAGAATGAGCTTATACAGGCAAGAAATCTTGTAAAGTTCGGCGATGTAAATTTGTTTGAAATGTGTTATCCGGATGTGTCGGATACGCTTTCACAACTTATACGTACTGCCATAATTCCTAAAAAAGGATGCAGGTTTATTGTCGATGATTTTTCGGCGATTGAAGCACGTGTTATAGCTTGGCTTGCAGGTGAAAAGTGGCGGCAAGATGTATTTAAAAACGGCGGTGACATATACTGCGCATCCGCCTCGGCGATGTTCCACGTTCCGGTTGTAAAACACGGTATTAATGGGCATTTACGACAAAAAGGTAAAATTGCGGAGCTTGCGTTAGGTTATGGCGGTTCTGTCGGTGCATTAAAACAAATGGGCGCCGATCGCATGGGGCTAGAGGATGAAGAGTTAATAGAGATTGTGCATAAATGGCGTTCGGCAAGTCCTAAGATTGTAAAGTTTTGGTATGACGTGGAAAACGCCGCCAAAAATGCAATAGAAAAAGGCGGACGGTTTTTCATTCCGCATGCTCATATAAGTTTTGCACGTATAAAAGACAAGTTGATTGTACAGTTACCGTCAAGTCGTGAGCTTGTTTATATAAATCCACGTATCGGCGTTAATCGTTTCGGCAGTGAATCTATCATACATGACGGATTGAATCAGACAACAAAACAATGGGGACGTATGGAAACTTACGGCGGAAAGCTTGTCGGAAATATTGTACAAGCAACGGCGCGTGATTGTTTAGGCGAAGCAATGAAAAGACTCACCGCTGCCGGATATAAAATTGTCATGCACGTACACGATGAAGTAATAATCGAAGCACCTTTAGATTTCGGCAGTCTTGATGATGTTACACGAATCATGTCCGAAAACTCATGGTGGGAAAGCGGACTAATCAAAAATGCCGACGGTTTCGAAAGTGATTTTTACATGAAGGATTAAGGATTGGTGAAAATGAAATATGATAGAGAGCTGACTTGGTCGACAGCGACTTCTCGCTTTTCAAAATATTGGAAAAACGGACAAATTCTTTGGTCTGAAATAGTTGAACGTTTACGTACTCCGGTTCAAACAGGTGAAACGCAAGCACAGTACCGCGCGATGTCAAAGGCGGAAAAGGGTAAGCGTAAAGACTTAGGCGGATTTGTCGGAGGTTATTGTGTCGGCGGACAAAGAAGTTCACTGACTATTAAGTATCGTGAAATCGTATCTCTTGACGCTGACGATCCATGTATAGATTTTTTAGATAAGTTGGATAATTCTTATGCTTGGTGCTTGTATAGCACACATAGTCATTCCGTTAGAAGTCCTAGATACAGAATTATCATTCCGTTAGATAGAAAAGTAAATGTTGACGAATATCAGGCAATAGCAAGAAAAATTGCAGAATCAATTGATATAGAGTCAATGGATATTACAACGTATGAACCTAGTCGACTGATGTATTTTCCAACAATAAGTATTGACGGAGAATATGTTTTCAAAGTTAATGACATGCCGATATTAAGTGCGGATACCGTTCTGTCAAAGTATGAAAATTGGCAAGACGTGTCAACGTGGGCAACGTCTTCAAAGGAAGCACGTGTGATTGAACGTTCCAAAACCAAGCAAGCGGATCCGCTTTCAAAGGCAGGTGTTGTTGGTGCGTTTTGCAGAGCTTATACAATTTCGGATGCTATCGAAACGTTTTTAAGTACAGAATACAAACCTTGTACTAAAGAGGATAGGTACACTTACATAAAAGGTTCGTCTTACGGCGGTGCTGTGGTATATGATGATAAATTTTTGTTTTCTCATCACGCAACGGACCCAAGCAGCGGCGAATTGTGTAATGCGTTTGATTTGGTACGTTTGCATCTTTTCAAAGATTTAGATAGCGATGCCAAACCGAATACTCCGGTGAATCGGTTAAAAAGTTTTTCCGCAATGCTTAAATTTGCTTTGCAGGATAAAAAAGTAAAGGCGGAGCTTTCAGAGGATTTAAAAAACGATTTAAAAGACAGTCTTTTAGAAGATGTAAAGGAAATAGATCCAAGTGCTTATGATTGGATAGATAATTTAGAACGTGGCAGCGGTAAGAATGCAGAAGTTTTAAATACCGCCTTTAACGTAAAACTGATTTTAAGTAATGACATTTTACTTAAAGACAAGTTCGGACTTGACGATTTTGCACACAGATTGGTTGTAAAAGGTAAGTTGCCGTGGGCAACGAATTTCGAAGGACAAAAGTTTTGGACGGATTCAGACGATTCGTGTTTAAGAAATTACATATCGGACAAATACAAAATAACAGGAAAGCAAGTTATTGACGATGCCTTAACAGAGGTAATGCAAAACAACAAATTCAATCCGGTAAAAGATTATCTTAACTCACTAAGTTGGGACGGTTTACCAAGACTAGAAAACGTGTTTATTTCGTTTTTAGGGGCGGATAACTCAAAGTATGTAAAAGATGTCACGAAACTTCAAACTATTGCAGCTATAGCACGAATTTTCAACCCGGGGCGAAAATATGATTACTGTGTCGTTCTGTCAGGCGGACAAGGTATCGGCAAAAGTACCATTTTAAATAAATTAGGTAAAAAATGGTTTAACGACAGCATTGTTTCTTTTCAGGGGAAAGACCCACTAGAACAATTACAAGGCAGTTGGATAATCGAATTATCAGAAATGCAAGCGTCTAATCGTGCAGATAACGAACAAATAAAAGCGTTTTTAACTAAACAAGAAGATAAGTTCAGAGCGCCTTATGGTAGACGTACAGAATACTTTCCGAGGCAGTGCGTTTTCTTTGCAACTACAAACGAAGCTATATTCCTTAAAGACCGTACCGGCAGCAGACGTTTTTTACCGATTTTTTGCGAGGGTGAAAGACTTCATAAATTGGACGAATTGACTGAAGACTATATGGATCAGATTTGGGCAGAGGCATATCACGAATATATTAAATTCGGTGACAAACCTTTGATACTTCCGGAAGATTCGGAAAAGGTTGCAAGAGAGCTGCAAACAGCACACACCGAAGGACAAGAAAAAATCGGATTGATATTACAGTATCTCGATACTCCGCTGCCGGATAATTGGGACAATATGGACTTGTATCAAAGACGTGCTTATCTTGAAGAGTATGACCCGGATAACGAACTTGCACAAAAAGGAACACACATACGAGATACCGTTTGTTCACTTGAGGTGTTTTATGAAGGATTACGTGGGGATAAAAAGAATTATAGCAGTGCAGAAATAAGAGAAATCAACACAATTTTGAAGAATCTTGACGGTTGGGGCGTAGCTGAAGAAAAAAGTAAACGTGTAAAATTATACGGAATCCAAAGAGTTTATAGACGAAAAAAATAGTGTAAACGAACGTTGTAAACGGATTTTTCCGTTTACAAACTAAATCGAAAAAAATATATCTATGTAAACGGATGTAAACAGTAAAAAAGAAGTCTGTTTACAGGTTTTTATTCGATAAACACTGAAAAAAATACAATATGTAAACAATAAACAATCATTCATATAATATATATTCAATTAGGGATATATATATCGTATACACACCCTATACTCCCTAATCCATATATATTATAGAAACTGAAATTCGTTGTTTACATTTAAAAAAAATCAAAAAAAGTAGGTTGAATAAATATGCAAGAAAAGTGCATAGAAATACATTTAAGAAAGAGAGTGAAAAAACTAGGCGGATTGTGTTTGAAGATTGTGAGTCCGAATTATGCAGGTGTGCCGGACAGACTTATTATTCTTCCGGACGGCAGTATGTTTTTTGTCGAGTTGAAAGCACCCGGAAAAAAACCACGACAGATACAAAAATCAGTAATGCGAGATTTGTACAGACATAGAGTCCGTGTTGCAACGATTGATAATCTTCAAACGGCAAATAATTTTTTAGAAAGGATAAGTAAATGCAATTCAAACCGCATGAGTACCAAAAGACGGTAATTGATCATATTCTGAAACACAAAGCGAGCGGCGTGTTTTTAGGTATGGGATTAGGTAAAACAGCTTTGACACTTTTTGCAATACTGAAAGAGATGTACGAAACGATGAATATCCAAAAGACACTGATCATTGCACCTAAAAAAGTAGCAGAAGCAACATGGCAAGCCGAAATGCAAAAATGGGAATGTTTTAAAAATTTGACAGCGTCAACTGTTTTAGGTACACAAAAAGAAAGAGAAGCTGCATTAAGAGTTGATGCGAATATCTATATAACAAACCGTGACAATGTAAAATGGCTTTTTGAAAATCAAAAAATAATGCCGGAAATAGATTTGCTTGTAATTGACGAAAGTTCAAGTTTTAAAAACTCAAGGACACAACGCTTTAGAGCGTTAAGAAAAATGAGGATGCAATTCAAGAAAATAATATTACTTACAGGTACTCCAAGTCCTAACTCTTTAATGGATTTGTGGGCGCAAATATATTTGCTTGACGGCGGTAAAAGACTTGGACGAACACTAACAGAATATAGAAATAATTATTTTCTACCCGACAAACGTAATGCACACGTTATATTTTCTTACAAAATACGTAGTAAGGCAGCGGAACAAGAAATCTACGATAAAATATCGGACATCTGTATAAGTCTTAAAGCTGAAGATTTTAATATTATGCCAGACGTGCTACCTCCCGTAGAAGTCCCGATAGTATTACCGAAAAAAGTACAAAAGAAATATAAAGAAATGGCGTTGGAGTATGTATCGGAATTTAAGGATAAAGAAATAACAGCTACAAGTGCGGCAGCGGTTGCAAATAAACTGTTGCAAATTGCGAACGGTGCGATTTATGACGAAAATAAAAAGACGGTAGAAATTCACCAAGAAAAAATAAAAGCACTAGAAGAAATAGTAGAAAATAATGAATCCGTACTTGTCTTTTATAACTTTATCCATGACAAAGACAGAATCATGAAAGCAATACCGGAAGCGGTAGAGCTTAAATCGGCGCAAAACATTAATATGTGGAATAAAGGAAAAATCAAAATATTGTTAGCGCATCCGGCAAGTGCAGGATACGGACTAAATTTACAAGCAGGAGGACATGTAATTGTATGGTTCGGTTTGACGTGGAGTCTTGAACAGTATCTACAAGCAAATGCAAGATTAGCAAGACAAGGACAAACAGAACCGGTAGTCATACATCATTTAATAGCAAAAGGCACGATTGACGAAAAAGTCATAAAAGCCATTGAGCGTAAAGAAAAGGGGCAAAATGCAATGCTTGAAGCAGTTAAGTGTCTGATCCGAGAAAGGAGTATACATTGATAGTAACAAGCAATATAAAAAGCGATAAAATGAAAGCGTATATAAAAGATAGACAATTGTCGGACGGTGAAAAGATAGACTACAAAGATTACAACGAATGGATAACAAAAAAATATCAAGAATTTTTAAAAACGGTAAAAGAAAAGCAATCAATTTTTAGTAAAGATTTTATTGAATATTTGAGGGGTGAAAAATGAAGTTAAAAATCGGTGATAGAGTAAAGATTGTTTCTGGACGGTATTTAAGCGAATGGACGGAAGGTGCCGAAATTAAAATCGGTATGATGGGGATAGTAAAAGAAGCAGGGGGCGGTATTGCGGGAGTAGAGTTTGATGAGTATATAAATGGGCATAACGGATATTGGGAAGGGAGAAACGGGCATTGTTGGTATATTCCATATGAATACTTAGAAAAAATTGAAGAAACGGATACAGAAGAAGAGCCAAAAGAAGATAAAGCGAGTGCTGCTGAAGAAATGATTAACCATCCCTCGCATTACACAGCAGGTAAAGTAGAGTGCATTCAAGCATTAGAAGCGGCAACGATAGGATTACAAGGGATTGAAGCAGTTTGCACCGCTAATATAATTAAATATCTTTGGCGGTGGAAATTTAAAAACGGTAAAGAAGATTTACTAAAGGCAAAATGGTACTTGAATTATTTGTTGGAGATAAGCAATGGATGATTTAAAAAATCTTGTAATTTTAAATAATAAAATAAATAACCTTCTACTGGAACGCAGTCAACTTAAATTGATGCTTGAAAACGTGAAAGGACAACAATTGCATGAAAGAATATCCGGTACAAAAGATACAGACTTTTCAGCGGCGTTGGATAAACTTATAGCTTTAGAAAAAGAAATAGATAATCTGATAGACGAATATGTTGATCGTCGTAAAAAAATATTAAATGCTTTGGAGCTTATCCGCGATGATAGATACAGAGAACTATTAAATTATAGATACGTGTGTGGATTAAGTCTGAATCAAATATCGAAAAAAATGAATTTTAATTATTGTTATTTAAGACGCTTGCACACAAGAGCATTACGTGTGTATGAAAAAGTGGTAACACAAAGTAACATCTGAAAGTAGTATAATGATAGTATGAAAATATATTCTCATACATATTTAATACAGTGCGAGATTCTACGGTGACCTCCTTCCGTAAAGCACATAAAAAAGACAGACTATCATCTGTCTTTTTTATTTGGAGAGGATTGAGCGGTGAAGTTTAATGTTAAAAAGAATATGCACAAGATGCGGAAAACTACATAATTTTAATGAGAAGTGTCCGCTACCGGAAACAAGACATAAAGATTACGACAGATATAAACGAGATAAAAAGAGCAAGGCTTTTTATGAATCTAAAGCTTGGCGAAAGCTGCAAGAGAAAATAAAAATAAAAGCACACGGACTAGACATGTATCAGATGAAAGTAAATAATCAACTTGAAAAAGGATACATCGTCCATCACATATATCCTTTAAAAGCAAATCCGGAGCTGAGCCTTGAGGAACGTAACTTGATATATGTATCGAATGAAACACATAATCGAATACACTCGATATATGACAAGTCTATAGAAGATAAAGAAAAGCTACAAAAAATTTTACAAAGGGTAGTAGATACGTGGTAGGGGGCGGCTTAAAAAAGTTTTTGAGGCGCAAATATATAACCGCGCGGACTCTAAATTCTCGCAAAAAATCCCTGATGAAATCAGTATATCTAACAACTTGAAAGTAGGTGATTGAATGCCGACACCAAAAAAAGCAATACAATTTCACACAAAGCATTATACAAAAGCTGAAAAAGCAGCAAGAGAAAAAAGAGAGAATGAACTCAAAGTCGGAAGAGATGAATTAATCGCTCCCGACTTTTTAAATGCTAAAGCAAAAGCAGAATTTAACAGAATTGTGGACGAAACAAAAAAAGCGGGAATACTCGACAACCTCGACTTGGGAATTTTGGCAATGTACGCAAATGCTTATGTACATTATGTCGAAGGCGTTAAAAAAATAAATGAAATGGGAGATGTTTTGGAAACATCACAAGGTTATCGCATGAATCCATATATCACAACAAACGAAAGGTATGTATCGCAAATTTTAAAATGCTCTGCAAAGCTTGGACTTGCAACAACCGATAGATTAAAACTTGTTGTGCCGGAGAAAAAGCAAGAAAAAGAAGAAAACAAATTTATAAGGCTTCTGAAAAATGGATAGAACAACAGAATATGCAAAATTGGTACTGTCGGGAAAACGTTTAACGGGGCGAAGTGAATATTTGTGTTGCAAAAGACATATTGATGATATAAAAAATAAAAAACTGAAATATATATTTGACGTTGAAGAAGCTGAAAGGCATATAAATATCGCGAACACTATGACAATCGGTGAAGGAACTGAAAAAAGACAGCTTGAAACAAGAGGATTTCAGAATTTTATTATTGGAAGCATTTTCGGTTGGCGAAAAAAACGAAGTAAAGAGAAACGTTTTCGTGAAGCATATGTACAAATGGGTAGACAGAACGGAAAATCGTTTTTGGCAGCGGAACTGTGTAACGACTTTGCAACATTCAGCGGATACCGAGAGGGTAGAATATTTTGTACGGCAACCAAAATGGAACAAGCAAAAATCGTTTGGCAAGAAGTTGCAAAATTTATAAGAGCCGACAAAGATTTGTTTGAACTTTATGAAATTAAAGAATACAATTCAACAATTTTAAGTAAAATTACTAACACAGTAATAAAAGCAATTGGGAGAGATACAAACTCCGCCGACGGTTTTAGGTCAGTACTGTCAATTATAGATGAATACCACGCGCACAATACTGACCAAATGTATCAATTAATGCGTAAAGGACAAATTAAAGTTGATAACGCATTGACCGTTGCAATTACAACTGCTGGATTTAATTTAAACAGTCCGTGCTACCAACAATATCAGTTTTGTAAAAAAATAATTGAGGGGGTCTTGAAGAAGGACTCTCTTTTTATTTATATCGCCGAAATGGACAAAGATGATGATATATGGAAACCCGCAAATTGGGCAAAAGCAAATCCACTAATACTCTGGAAAGACGATATCACGCTTAACAAAGAAATGCTTGCAAGAATGGCAGAAACCGCAATAGATGCAAGAGAAAAGGGCGGAAAAGACTTGGTAGACTTTCGCACCAAGCACCTTAATACTTGGGTAACTTACACGGGCGGTGCATTTATCGACTTAGCAAAATGGAAACTGTGTGAAACAAATAAAACAATTGATGACATGAAAGGCAAAACGGCGTATTTGGGTATCGACTTATCAAGTGGTGGAGATTTAACATCAATAGCTTTAGTGATACCGCAAGAAAAAGATAAAGTTTATATATACTCAAAATCCTATATGCCGGAACTGCGTTTAGCAGAGCACGAAAAAACAGACGAAGCGCCATACGGAGAGTGGGCAAAGCAAGATTTAATTACGTTAACTAGCGGCATGTACGGAATAAAAACAGACTACAAAGCGATAATCGCAGACTTGGCGAAAATTATTGAAGAAAAAGAAATAAATATTAAAGCTTGCGGGTATGACAGTCACAACGCAAGTGCGTTTCTATCTGATTTAGAAAGTACATTGGAGTGTGACATTGTTGAAGTTAAGCAGTCGGCGCGATCATTAAATGATGCAGTAAAAGATTTTCAGTTATCTGTAGATGCAGGACTGATTGAGTATGATAAGCGGAACGAATTATTAACGTGGAGTGCGATAAACGCCATAATTTCTGCGCCGAACTCCTTTGGTGAGATAAAGATAGATAAGATGACACAGAGCGAACGTATTGACCCAATAGACGCAATTATAGACGCTTGGAAAATATATACAATTTATAAAAATCAAGCGCCGAAAGTAAACGGCGAATCTGCGCTTAATGCTTGGCTTGGAATTACAAATTGAAAGGTGGTGAAAACAATTTGAAAATTTTAGATAAAATCGGAAATTTTTTAGGAATAAAAAACGAAGCAGTCGAAGACAACCCGATAATTTTAGATTTTTTTCAAGGCGGAAAAATAAATCAAACATCAGATATCGGAGAAATCACGTACTTTACATGTATAAAGACATTGTCGGAGTCGTTAGGCAAATTGCCGATTTATTTAATCGATGATAATAAAAACCGTGTTTATAATCACGATACTGTGGAACTCTTAACGACACAGCCGAACTCGGTGAATACGCCTATACAATTTTTTACTTATCTCGAATATTGCCGTAATCATTACGGAAATGCCTATGTGTATATCGAAAATGATAAAAACGGTAAATTTAAAAGTTTGTATCCTTTAAATCCGAGATTTGTAACTGTGCAAGTGAATAATTCTAATAAATTCACAGAACAGAAGTATTTCTACCAATACACGGATCCGAAAACGCAGAAAGCTTGGTTTATCATGCCGGAAGAAATGATACACGTTAAATCGTGGATAACTACTCCCGACGGGCTTGTCGGACGCTCCGTGCGTGAGATTCTTGCAACAAACATGCAAGGTAGCAAAGCAAGTCAAGACTTTTTGAATAAGTTGTATCAAAACGGACTCACAGCAAATGCAGTAATTAAATATGTTGGAGATTTGTCCGAGGAAGCGCAGTTGCGATTGCTTTCTGCGGTAGAAAGACAAGCGAAGGACAATGATAGACGATTAATAACATTACCGATAGGTTTTGATATATCAACGCTTGATTTAAAACTGACAGATAGTCAATTCTACGAGTTAAAGAAATACAATTCATTGCAAATTGCATCCGCCTTTGGATTGAAACCTAATCATTTGAACGATTACTCAAAATCTAGTTATGCAAACAGTGCGTCACAGAATTTAAGTTTTTACATAGACACACTTTTGTACAACGTAACTCTATACGAACAAGAATTTAACAGAAAGCTTTTAACAAAAACAGACAGACAAAAAGGACTTAAATATAAATTTAATGTTGCGGTTATATTGCGAGGTGACCCAAGCCAACAAGCTGAAATTATTCAAAAACTTGTTATGACGGGCGTGTATAGCATAAATGACGCAAGAAACTTGCTTGACTTTGCAAGCGTCGAAAATGGTGACGTGCATGTTGTTAACGGCTCAATGGTAGATATTAAAGATATTGGAATAGCTTATAAGGCAAAGGGGGTGAAAGAATGATAAAAGTAAATAACTTAGCGGACAAAGCGGAGATTTATATTCATGGTGATATTGTCGATGACGTGGAATCTAATTTTGTTAAAGGCTTTGACGGATTTGTTTTTCCTAAAGCTATAAAAAATAAGCTTGATAGCATCGGTGAAAAACCTATAACGGTATATATAAACTCAGACGGCGGAAGCGTTCCTGCAGGAGTTGCTATTGCGAACATGCTTAAACGGCATAAGGCAAAGACGACTGCAATAATTGACGGTTGGTGTTGCTCAATCGCAACGCAAATATTCTTTTCTTGCCAAGAAAGGCAAATCCCAAAAAATGCGTACTTGATGATACACAAACCGAGTTGTATAACATTTGGCAATGCTTATGAAATGCGAAAAACAGCAGAAACATTAGACACCATTCAAAAAGGTTTGGAAGAAGTTTATAGAGCTGCTGCCAAAGAGCATATAACGGAAGAGGATATTACCAATTATGTAAATCAAGAGAGCTGGTTCACGGGCGAGGAAGCGTCTGAAATTTTTAACATCACTCTTTTAGATGAGGTGAAAGCCGTCGCAAAATTCGGCAGCGGTAAAAATCAAATGCTTAATATTCCGAAAGATATATGTTTTGAAAGCAAAAATAAAGAGCTGAAAAAAGTCGAAAAGATTGAGGGAGAAAAAAACACACAAGATATTGAAAATCAAATAGAAATCAATTTAAAAATTGCAGAAACGGAGCTGAACTTATGCGAAAAAGCGTAGAACTTAAAAGAATGATTGATGAGTGTAAAACTCAAATTGAAAATCTTAAAAAAGATAAAAAATATGAGGATGCACTCAAAGAAACAGAAAAACTTGTTACTTTATCAAAAGATTATAAAACCGCCTTAGAAAACGAAGCGGAAGAAGAAAAAGGAGCTAAAAACATGGCAACAATTGCAAGTACAGACAACCAAATTAAATTGAAAAATCGAGTATTTAACAAACTCGTTTTCGGACGTGATTTGACGGAAGAAGAAAAAGAAATCGTAAATGCGGGACTTGTAGAAGAAACTGACACAAAAGGCGGTTATGCAGTTCCGGTAGAACAGAACCGCACACTTCTTGAATATCGTGATTACTACGTGCAATTGAAAAATTATGTAAATGTCGAAACGGTGAATACCTTATCCGGTAAACGTCCGACTCTCGGAGCAGAAAGCGGAACACTGACAAATTTTGAAGAAATGGGCGAAATTAAGCAGTCAGATTTCGATTTTGGGCAGATTAATTATAAAGTTAAGTCTGTCGGTGATATTATTCCGGTATCAAATCAGCTTTTGAAAGACAACGATGTAAATCTTTTAGGAATTATCGGAAAACGTTTTGCACGCAAATCAGTAAATACAGAAAACAAAGATATTATCGATATTCTTAAAACAGCGTCAAAAACGGACGGTAAAGATTACAAAGATTTAATTAAGTGTTTGAATGTAACGCTCAGTCCGGCATATATTGCAGACGCAAAGATTTTTACAAATCAAGACGGTTTCAATCTTTTAGATACTGCAACAGATAGTGATAACAGACCGCTCATGACACCGGACATTGCAGAGCCGTCAAAACAACTTTTCAGAGGACACGAAGTTGTTGTTGTACCGAATTCTTTATTGGCGTCTGAAGGAAACAAAGCACCATTCTATGTAGGTAGTCTTGCAGATTTCATTTACTTCTTTGACCGTCAACAGATTGAAGTTGCCGTATCTGACGTAGCCGGTTTTACAAGATACGCAACATACATTCGTGCGGTACAGCGTTATGACGTCAAGAAAGTAGATGAAAACGCAATAAAAGGTGTTGAACTCCCTTTTTAACGACCGTGCGCGAAGAAGAAAGTAGCTCAGGCAAAAAGGCGTCAGAATAAAATGCCGAGATTGGAGTTAGAAAATGATACTCGAAGAATTAAAAAACTATTTGCGCACGGATAGCAACGAAGACGATCCTCTGATTGAACGATTGTCAGAAATCGCAGACAGTTACATCAGAAACTCTGTTAGCAATTATGACGAAAAAATGAAAAACGCTGATTTCGTGAAGCTCAGTGACATGGCAAAACTTGCTATTGTCGCAGAGCTTTATGAAAACAGAAATGACGCAGTACAAAAAGACTACAGCTTTACAATTCGTTCGATAATCGAGCAATTGAAATGGAGTTATTAAATGCTTAAAATCGGTAAATTAAATAAAAAAATAGACCTGCTGAAACCTGAACTTACAGAGGACACTGGATTTGGACAAATAACAAATTACAGGCCGTTTGTTTATACTTGGGCGGAATTTTTAAAACAAAGAATTACCCCGGTGAACGCAAACGGTGACGCCAGCGCGGTAATGGTAACGCAAGGGATGAAAATTCGTCCGGTAAAAGAAGTGGAGAAAGGTTGGCGTGTAAAACACGGCAGTAGAACTTTTGAAATTTTATCGGTAGATAACAATCAAGCAGATGTCATGATACTTACGACGCAAGAGTTGATACCATGAGAAAAACACCTTTTCAAATACAAATAAAAGCAAGCAAGGCATTAGATACACTCGTAAGTGATATAAATCGATACACTGAAGCGTCACAAAACGCAATAAAAAAAGTTGTACAAAAAGGCACGATTGCTATTCGTGACGAAGCGATTCGCAATTCGCCGTATCGCACTGGTGCGTTGCGCCGAAGCATATCGGCAAATTATGAGGCAAATGGGTATGTGGGTGTTGTAAAGGCAAAGGCACAGCACGCCGCGATTGTTGAATTTGGTACAAATGAACGTTTTGCATGGAATAGAAAAAATCACGCAAGGATAATCGGTGACGATTTTGTGCGTGGCACAGTCAGCACGGGTAGCATGCCGAAAAAACCGTTTTTACGTCCTGCATATGAGAAAAACAAAGAAGCTATATTCGAAGGGATCAGAAAGGCGGTAGAACTTAAAGAATGATTATAAAACAAATTCCGATTGTAAGCTTACGAAAAGCTGTGTTCAAACTTTTAAAAGAAGGTCAAAAAACACCAATTTACGGTACAGTATCAACTCAAGCAAAATTACCGTATATTACAATCGGTGCATTGACGTTCAAACCTTTACAAACAAAAGATTTAACAATATGGCAAAACTCGCTACAAATTGATGTTTGGGCAGATAAAAACGGCAAATTACAAGTCAATGAGACACTAAACGACATTTGCATAATGCTTAGTGTATACGGAAAAGAACTCGAGCTTGAGGAATATACAATTATTGATTGCAATATTAATTTAGTAGAAGATTTTCCGGAACTTACAACTGGACATCACGGGGTAGTTACGGTGGATTTTACATTACAACAAAAGGAGTAATGAACAATGGCAAAATTATCAGCAGAAGAATTAAAAAAATTACCTAAGTACAAGAGCTCTGTCGTTGCGGAGGCAGGTAAAGACACATTGTTATATATTGACAAAGGCGGCGAAGCAGGAACTCCTACTTGGGTAGTAGCAGGTGGGCAGCGTAATTCACCTGTACAGTATAAAGCAAATGAAATTGACGCATCACACAAAACATCAGGCGGTTGGGATGATAAAGTTGCGGGTACTCGCTCATGGACAATAGATTATACAGGGTTGTACATTATGGGTGACGAAGCTGTTCAGATACTTGACCACGCATTTAGAAATTCTCTGGCGGTGCACGTGAAGGTGCAATACCCGGACGAATCTTATCAAGTGGGCTGGGCGAGTGTAACAGAATTTTCACGAGAATTCCCACACGATAATGTTGCAACTCTGAAAGTTACTTTGAACGGCAAAGGTCCGATATCCGAAATTGTCGCAAAAGGCGAACAACCCAAAGAAGTTTAAAAACTGAAGGAGAAAAAAGATGAAAAAAACAGTTGTTTTTAAAATTGGTAAAGAAAAGCACGAATTGCTTTTTACGATTAAAGGCATTGCTAAAATGGAAAAGGCGTACGGACAAAGCATAACTCGCTTTTTACAGGGCATATTCGGCGCAGTTGTTACTGTAGACGAAAACGGAAAAGCCAAAGTTGATACAAGCTATCAAGATAAAATCGGCGATGTCGATTTTATTAAATGCGGTCTTGAGTGCGGACTTGTCGGAAAGATTGATAACTTTGATGCATATGAGTTTATAGACAAATATTGTGCAAACGGCGGAATTTTAATCGAATTATTTAATTATATTGTAGAAGCTTTGCTTGAAACGGGGCTTTTTATCAAGGGAGTGGCGAACACTCCCGAACCGACACAGAAAATAAAGAACAAGTAAAAATTTCATCTTTTAAAGATTGGGTTGACACGGCGGAGTGTATTGCTTACCGTGTCGACCTTACTCCTTTAGAATTTGAAAATTTACAACCTATCGAATTTTATAAATACTTAGAGGCACAGCAAGAAAAAGAAAAAATCAAAGATAGAAAACAATCATATTTTTTAGCTTGTATTTTAAACACGCAATTGACCAAACCGATACAGGCTGAAGATATTTATAATACATTGCATCCGGAAGATAGAGATTTACCTTCCGCTGAAGGTAAAAAAGAAATTGAACGCATTTTTAAAATGAAGGGAGCTGACGAAGTGAATAATGACTAAAATATCCGAATTATTAGTCAAAATAGGTGCTGATGCCGGCGGACTTCATAAAGAACTCGGGAAAATACAACCCGAAATGAAAAAAGCGTTTGGCGCAGAACCTATTACAGAAATGCAAAACGCACTGACCGGAACAGCAGGCACACTTGAAACACTGATATCTAAATTTGGTGGAATTATGACAATGACAGCCGGCGGTTTCGGTCTTTTTTCTTTGGTCGAAAGTGCAGCAAAAGCAGGAGAAGCGACATACCAACTTTCACAACGCTTAGGTGTGACAACGGCTGAGGCAGGTAAGTTTTCTAAAATACTTAAATTTACAGGCGCAGATGTCGACACGGCGTCAACGGCTTTTATGAGGCTTGATAAAACCTTAATGAGCGGTGGGCAAGCAAGTAAAAATATAAAGGCGATGCTTAATGCTGTGGGCGTGAGTCTTACTGACCAAAGCGGTAAGCTTTTGCCGTTAAATCAACAACTCGAACAACTTGCGCAAGGATACCAAAGGGCAACAAAGGCTGGCTACGGACAAGAATTTTTAATGCAGACACTCGGAAGTCGTGGGCTGTCTATGGCAAAAACTCTTGCCGACTATAATAATGCCGTTAAAAATGTAAGCAAGGTACAAGGCATAGGATTAAATCCTAAAGAAATGCACGAATTGAATAATGAACTTAAAATCGTGCAAATGCAATTCGGGCAACTTGGCAATGTAGGTGGAATGGCGCTTGCGCCGATAGCAAAAGAGCTGATACCTCCGATATTAAAAGGACTTGGAACAACTGCAGGATATATCGCCAAAAACCGAAGAGAATTAACAGCTATTATTAAACTGATTGCTATATTGACTGCGTCCATCAAAGCCGCCGCCGTAGCAAAAAAACTTTTTGCAGCGGCGAAAAGTTTTACACCAACGAAAGAGGTTGCGGCTGAAGTAGCACTGACGAAATCACAAGAACGCTCTATTACAAGGCGTCTTAAAATGATAGAAAGGCAAGCAGTTGCAGAAGAAAGAGCATATCTCAAAACTTTAAAAGCTGCCAAGCTTTCTGACGATGCCAAAAACGCAAGCTTTACAGAATATTGTATAAAAAGAAATGCAAAACTTGATGAAACACTCGCAAGAGAAGAAGCGCGTATGCGCACGCACTATCAGAAAGCAAATCTCGAAAAAGCACAAGCAGAATTGAATGAGGTTCGGGCAATCGGTCTGACAGAAAAATCGGCAAGTAAAAAAACGGCAACGATAATTACAAATGCAAGCCGCGAAATGCAAGCACAAGGAATAGTAAACACTACAGTAAAACAAGGCTCTGTAGAAATGATTGGTCTTGGAACTAAATCTGTAGAAACAGGAATACAAATTATGAGTATGACAAGGGGCGCGGTGTCAGGACTCGGTTTAATGAAAAACATGGTTTTGAGTCTGACGGGAGGTTGGATAGGTTTAGCACTTGCTATAGGTGCGGCAACATGGCAGTTGTATTCTTATCTTAAAGCAGACGAAGCAGAATCAATGTCAAAAGATACAAAGTCCGTTATGATTGGCAAACAGAAGTATTATTATTCAAAGCGCAACGATCAGTGGATGAACATTGACGAATACGGACATCGTAAATATGTAATGAATGGTGACTCTCGTATACCCGAAATACAAAAAGCGTGGGAAAAAGAACACGGCTCACTTGAAAAGTATAAAAATGGTGGTGCTGCAAATCTTGATGCACAACTCGAACAGAACTCAAAAGAACTTGAAGAGTTAAAAAAGCAACTGAAAGACACAACTGCCGAACTCGGTAATGTCGGCGGTGGAGTTGCAAGCGGAAGTGCAGCAAGTGTTGACGTGCCGAAACAGACATATCAAATTGAACGACCCATAGGCGAAAGTGTAGTCGATTATGCAAACAGTTTTGCTGACGGGCTGCAGTGGATAGGTCCGTTTACAAGTGATGCAAGTGTACAGTGTGCAAGCTTTGTGTCTGAATTATACAAAGCAAATGGAATATTAGGCTTGTGGAGTGCAAACGTAGACGACTTGGCAACCCAATTCGGAAGCGCTTACCACGAAGTCGGTTCGCTTGGAGAACTCAAGTCGCAAATTAAAGAAGGCGACATGATTAAATGGAACGCACACACAGGAGTTTATGTCGGTAATGGTATGTATCGCGCAAGAAACTCAAGCGGCGGCGTGCACACGGGAACACTTGAGGAAGGTGAACAGTGGTTTGGGCGTGTACAAGGATATGGCAGTATATCCGAATACACCGGTGGAAGAACAGCTACATTTACAACTGACGATGCAGGACGTGCAGAGCAAGAAAGACTGCGAAAACTTAACGAAGCTAAAGACCAAGCTATAAGAATTTTTGCGGAGATGTCAAAAGAAATCGAGTCGGAACAGACTACTGCATACTCCAAAGGTATGTCAGAAATTGCCGAAAATGTCAGAAATAAATCGAATGAAATAAATAAGCTTGAAAATGCGGGCATACCGACGGAATCAATTAAACTTTTGAAAGACAAGCTTACAGAATATGAAAATGTAATGAAAGCACGAGTTGTCAAAACTTGGCAAGAAAACATGTCAAAAATGACAGACGAAACAAAGAAAGCTAATGCTGAAATGGCGGGAGATTTTAAAGCTCTTGCAGATGTAGAATACGAAACGGCTAAACGAGCGCTTGACAAAGAACGTGAGGAACGTTTTAAACAAGTTGCGAAAAACAAAGATGATAAAGAAGCGATGAATGCCGTTAACCAATGGTACACGGAACAAGAAAAGAAACTGGCGGAACAACGCACAGAAGCTTATCGTGAATCGTATAAAAAACAACTTGAGCTTTTTATAAAAAATCAAGATTTTATGAAACTTAAGCAAACGCTAAATGAGGGCGGACAAAACCAACTGGATTTTGACGGACGAGCAAAAGCGCTTGAAAAATATAAAGATTTATGGAATTCGAGCCATATAAGCATGGGCGAAGAACTTGTAAAATTTACTGAGACAACGCAAAGTGCGTTTAAGGATATGTTGACAGGCGTTTTAGATGGCACAAAAGACTTCGGCGATGCCTTTATGGATATGGTAACTAATATCGGACAAGGCGTACTTGAGCAACTTACACAAAACCTTTCAAACCGAATAACACAACGTCTTTTGGGCGGCACGTTTGAAAATATTCTCGGTGGGCAAAACGGAGAAGGAAACAACGTCGGATTCGGCGGATTAGGTTTATCAATGTTTGGCGGTCTCGGCGGTGTAGGACAAGGCGGTTTAATGCAAAACTCGGCAAATCTTCTGTCGAGATTTAATGAGGAAATTAAGCTTTCAGGAACAGCGATAGGACTTTTTGGCGGTGGTCTCGATAAAAGCACAATGCTTACTACCGGATTTAATTTAATTCAAAGTACACTTAATACTGCGACAAAACCTGCAGAAATAGGTGCAACGACAGGAGCTACCGGAGCTTTGGCGACAATGACGGCAAGTGCGGCAGCTGCGAGTCACGCACTTAGTACAATTGCCGTGTCCGGGGCGAGTGGTGGCGGAGGTGGATTGTTCGGCGGTGTACTTGGCATTGGTAGAGCACTTTTAGGATTTTCTACCGGCGGTGCGGTGTTCGGCATCGGGAATTCAACCTCAGACGACATACCGGCGATGTTGTCAAACGGCGAATATGTACTTAACGCCGCAGCAGTGCAACGCATAGGCATACCGCTTTTGGATGCCATGAATAGCGGAAAACGCTTAAGATTTGCAAGAGGCGGTGCTGTGAACGTAAATCATGTTACAAATTCAGAAGTAACATCTGCAGAGTCTAAGCAAGTCAATGTAAACTTTAATGTACGTTGCGTTGACAGCAAAGATTTTATGCGGTTTTTGCGAGAAAGCGGAGCGAGGGCGGTCAAGCAAGTACTTTTTGAAGATAATAGGAATTTTAATAACGAATCGGAGCTGTGGTAAATGATACTTAAAATGCCGAAAGAATTAGACACGTGGGCGTGGGAATCAACAAAGACTATGACTTTTCACACGATAATCAAACGTGGCGGGACAGACAAAGTTAGGACGATGACAAATCAGTTATATCCTTCGTGGGAAATAAACGCAAAGCTTAACAAATTGACAAACGAACAAGTCCGAATATTATTTGGATTTTTTGCAAAGATAAAAGGCTCATACGAGCCTTTTCTTTTTTTAGATCCGGAGGATAACTCGGAGGTAAATATAAGATTACCTTTGGCAAAAGTCGGAGAATATCAAGCAATACGCAAACTTGGAGAATTTGTAGAACCCGTAGCGTGGATAGAAAATGAAAAAATTTATATAAACGGTGCGCTAGTAAGAAAAGACGAGTACGAATTAGATGACGGAATTATAAGATTTAAAGCACCGCCGACTAGCGATGCAAAAATCACAGCAAGTTATACGTACTACTGGAAAGTGATGCTAGCGGATGACAAAGTTGGAATTACTTCTGTTTTTAAAAATTTTAATAGGTCAAAGATGTTAAAGTTGGTGAGCGTACGATGAAAACTGTAACAACACGATTACAAACGCATTTACATAATGAAAGGCACATGATCAGTTGCGATATATATGAATTAACGCTTGATGACGGATCCAAGCATTATTTTGCAGACTCCGATATAGATGTTTTGTATTCGGATAATTTATATAAGCACGATAGTATAGCTATAAAACGAGAACAGTCTAAACTACACGACCGGGTCGTTGTAGATAATCTTGCCGTTGTTGTATATGCGGACAAAAAATATTTATTAAATGGCAAACCTTTTTTACAAGCGGCGCATGACGGCGATTTGGATTTGGCGAGATTGTATTTAAAACGTTGCTTTTTTGACAAAACCGGGGCTGTAATCGGAGCAGTAGAATTGTTCGGCGGGAATGTAGAAGTCCAAAGCGCGGGCGGAATTGAAATTAAATTGTCGGTCAAAGCAAAAACACAAGGGCTCAATATGGAATTTCCGATTAGAAAATACTATCCGCAAGGGAGTTATACAACGGACGGTGACTCCGTTGTTTCAAGTGTGGAATTGGATAAAACATCACTTATTGCGCCTTATGTACCCGATAGGGGGACGCTATTATGAAACTAGGCGAGCAAATTGCGCAAGAAGCGTTAACGTGGTTAGGTACTCCTTATATATCCGGTGCGAGAGTTAAAGGCGTCGGGACAGACTGTGCAAATTTATTAGTCGGAATTTCCGAGCAACTTAAAATCACAAAAGTTGGGCAAGTACGAATACCGCAGCACTCCAACGAGTGGCATTTGCATAAAAACAAAGAGTTGTTTTTGCAAAATATAAAACTGTATTGCGATGAAGTTGAAAATTTACAAATCGGTGACTTTTTACTTTATAAATACGGTAGAGTTGCAAGTCACGGTGCGGTGTATGTTGGTGATAATCACGTGGTGCATGCAAAAATGCAAGATGGAGTAATTTTAACTGACATAAAAGATGTTATGTTTTATACAAAATCGGGTAAATCAAGACTTGTCGGAATATACCGTGTGAATAATGACAAAATTAAAAAGGCGGTGAGAAAATGGGATTTTTAAGACGCAGAACAACAACGACAACGGCAGACAAATTATCAGAATTTATAGTGACAACTGCGGAATACGGGGCAAGTGTGCCGGAAGTACTCGGCACAACACGCATGAGCGGAAATGTAATATATTATGATGATTTTACCGCACACGAGCATAGAGATGTTCAAAGAGCGGGCAAAGGCGGCGGAAGTAAGCACGTCAATATTACTTATACATATACCGTCGCTACAATATTAGGGCTGTGCGAAGGTAAAATCGACGGCATCGGGCGTGTCTGGATAGGAAAGAACGTTTATAATTACCCGTCAGACGAAATACAATTAACACTCTTTGATGGCAATGCTGAACAAAAACCGTGGGCATACACACTCGGTAAGCATCCTGATAAAGCACTACCGTACAGCGGACTTGCTTATATGGCAGGTGTAGTAGATTTAGGCGAACAAGGAACATTGCCGAATTATAATTTTGAAGTAAAAGGTAAATTGCTTAATACTGGCGATGGTGTCGATGTAAACCCCGCAGATTATATCAGATTTATTTTAGATAAAGCAGGACTAAAAGATGTTGAAATAAAAGGACTTGATAATTACAGAAACTATTGTAAAGAAGCGGATTTTTTAATATCGACACCTCCCGACAGTCGAGCGAGAAAGGCAAGAGATATCGTAAATGACATAGCAAAACTCACAAATGCTTATATATTTTGGAGCAACGACTCTTTTAAAATCGTCCCCCTCGAAGACAGACAAGTCGGAGCTTGGGAGCCGAATAAAAAAATCACTTTTGATTTAACGGAAGATGATTTTTTACCTCAAGGCGGCGGTGCGTTGTTGCAATACGAAAGAAAAGACAGTTCAGAACTTTACAACTCGTTTCCCGTGGAATTTATAAACCGCAAAAACAATTATGAAAAAGAAAGTGTAAGCTATCAATTTACAGATGACATTAAAAAACATGGTGTTCGTTCGGCACCTACCGTCAGAGCTGATTTTATATATAAAAAAGAAAGAGCCGTGAAGCTTGCAGAGGCTATGGCGCGTATTAACAAATACAGACGTAATCGATATACGTTTAAGCTTGATTGGGCTTTCTGTCAACTTGAAATAGGCGATTTGGTTACTTTGTCGGATAAAAATATCGGTATAGACAAACAAGTTGCTGTGATTAACTCTGTTGTTGAGAGTTATGACGGCACACTGACATTTACTGCATTATCTATGCCGAAAGGCAATTACACAAGTGCTGAATTTAAAGTTAACGAAACAGACAGACCATGCGTGGATTTTAATAAACCTGCAGACAATACTGAAATAGTAATAGTTCAACCACCGTCAGACATCACAGACTCGGGGCGTGAAATTTGGATAGGCGGATATAGCAAAGGAAGCAATTGGGGCGGCGCTGAAGTTTTAATTTCAGATGACGGCGAACGCTATAAAACTGTAGGGCAAATAGCAAACTCAGTTAGATGTGGAAAGCTCAAAAAAGCAATAAAAGCTGAAGATACAGAAATCGTTGTATCGTGTAACGCGCCGCTACTTGGCGGCAGTCGGCAAGACGCCGAAAGGAAAAACACACTATGCTGGCTTGACGGAGAATGTTTTAGTTACGAAAAATCGGAGCTGCAGCAAGACGGTACATACAAGCTCTCGGGATGTATTCGTGGGCAATTGAACACAAAAGTCGTAGGACACGGAGAAGGCAGCAGTTTTGCACGTCTTGACTCGAATTTTTTGAAAATAGGATATCGAAAAGAAGATATAGGTAAAAAGATTTACATAAAAGCTCCGGCAATGAATATATTTGGCAGCGGACTTCAGGACTTGTCAGATTTAAAAGCTTTTGAATATACGTTGACAGATTATTATATACCGAACGTGACAAATGTCAGAGCTTATAACCGATATCGGCAAACACAAAACGGAAGTAACAAGTATGACATAGTAGTGTCGTGGGATGAGCCTGACATGGAAACATACGAATCTGCAGATGTTTGGTATAAAACGCAAAGCGGAAAACGAAAAAACGGAGACTTTTCTGATACGTGGATTTATGGCGGCAGCGGAATAAAAGAAGTTGTTATACCGCAGGCGGTTATCGGCGATACGTACTTAATGGCAGTGTGTACAAAAGACAGATTCGGCAAGGCGGCAAGTCCCGATGTTGCACCGAAAGTAAAAATACTTGTAGCACTTAAGACAACAATTCCAACAACTCCAACAAACGCAAAACTTACTTTTGATAAAGTCATAACCTTGTCGTGGGATGAAGTTACAAACGCCGACATCGCATATTATGAAGTAAGAACAAACGACAAATGCGGAAACGACTATAACGGTTTGCTCGGAAGAACGTCTGAACTTTCATTAAATTTAATACTTAAGGAAAGAGAAGGGACGATTTACTTATTTGCAAAATCGGCAACAGATAAATACAGCAGTCCAGCAATTGTGGAATATAACAAAGAAACACCGCAAGCGCCGAAATTGCCGATATTAAAAAACATAATCGGTGGAATGCTTATAAAAGCTCAAGAAACAATACCGCAAGGATGCGTCGGGCTTGCAGTAGATATTAACGGCGAAGTATATAAGACAGAAAACTCAAGTTATACACACATGTGTGATGCAGGGATTCATGATGTATCAATTGCGTGGGTAGATATTTTCGGTGTTGGCACATATTCGGCAAGTGCAAGAACAGATGTAAAAATTACAATTCCCACAGAACTTATTGACACGGAAGCACTCGGTATAGATAAGATTAACGCCACACTTAACGGAATTGATGACCGTATTGATAAAGGTGTGGAAAAAGCGTATGAAAGTAAAGTCGGTGATGTGATTGATGAAGTTAAATCTCAAGTTGTGCAATTATCTGATGTAATAACTCAAAAAGTGGAAAGTAAAGTAAGTAAACTTGAGAGTCAAATTACACAAATCGATAATGGCATAGATTTGAGAATCGCAAAAAAAGCTGACAAAGATAAAATAATAAGTCAAATCAATCTTTCGGAATCGGGAACCAAGATTGACGGTAGACTTTTACACGTTACGGGCGACACTAAATTTGATAAAAACGTAATTGTCGGCGGAGCGCTGCAAGCCGGCAGTGTCAGTGCAGACAAATTAAAAGTAGACAGTCTGTCAGCGATAAGTGCCAGCTTAGGTAAAATGGAATCCGGATTAATACGAGGTGTAAGATACGAAAGTCAAAACGGTAAAGCGTGGATCCAAGATGATGAAATACACGGAATGAAAATCAGCGCAGATGTGTTTGAACAAGCGGGATATAAAATAAAAAATTTGGATATCATTCATGTAAGAACAATACCTTTCCAAAAAATAAAATATCCTGACGGGGTAAAGCCTGAAGACTGCGTAGTGATGCGCACCGCTTATGGTGATAAGTTTTTTGAATCTAAAGAAAAAGGCCATTGGCTGGCTCAAGAATATTGTAAAAAAATTGGTGTGACAGCACTAGTCCCAGATAGTAGCAGTATTGTTCTTACAAAAGAGTGTGTGTATTATGTCGACCTTTTTAAGAAAATAATTGTTGATGCTGTCCCACCGAGTGGGAGAGGGCTATCTGTGTCTGCAGATATTGATGTAACACGCGAGGGTGTGGCGTATGCATACAAATCTAAATATATGGTAGCGCGTAGAAACAAGGACTCGGATTACAGCAGTGCATGGATTGAGTTTTACTATGTAGAAATTGATTTGCTAGTGATTAGGCGGTGAGAATGAGAATATGTACTATATATTTAAAAACCTATATTGTATCGGAGCATACAGCTATTTACCTAGTCTTGAATCAGATGAAACGGCAATATACTCCGACATTGAGTATAAAAAATTACATCTTTTAAGGCTTAAAGACGGCAAGATAGACTTATTACCCGAGCCGCAAGAACCGCCGAAAGTGATTGAAAACGAAGATTATGCACCTGAAACAGTCGAGCTCTTCGAGGCGGTAGCAGGACTTTATGAATTGATTGAACATAAAAAGGAGAAATAACTATGATTATAAGAAAATACATGATACCCGTATATGGGAGATTGGTAATGTCGGGAAGTTATACCCTTGACGAAAGTGAAAAAGATAAAAAACTTGTTCCCGAACTTTACATAGAACTTGTAGCAGAATGGCTTGCAAAACAAAACGTTTAATAAATTTATAAAACACCTTAAGCACTCAATTATGAGTGCTTTTTTGTTGAAAGGATTGATTAAGGTTGAGCGATTTTATTCATTATTTTTTTCAATACACACAGTGTATTATGCACAATGTATATAGAGCAGTTACCTCGCTTATATCCGCTTGGTACGTTAAATTACCAATAGCGGGATTATGCTTATTATTGCAACATCATTTAAAGCTTATTTCTATTTTTTCGTTATTGGTAATTTTAGATTTATTTACCAAGCTTATCTCTTTATCGTATGGATACATGGTGAGTTCCGCTGCCGCAGAGGCAGATTTTTTTAATGCCTGCAAATTATCTAATATGGCGAAAGCAAGACGCATGGGAATTATCAAAAGTCGAATTATGAAAACTCAATTTGTAGGCAAGATATTAACATATGTTTTTGTAGTTGCCACTTGCCTTATGGTAGATAAAATGGTGCGTGAAAGTGGCGGTGTAGGTGGCTTTACAACGCTTGCTATTGGGTATTTAGCAATGACGGAATTACTATCTATTGTAGAAAACCTATCTGAAAGCGGAGTGTCGTCCATGCAAGGACTTTACGATTTAATTAAAAAGAAGAAAGGTAATTAGTATGAAGGGTATAGATGTGTCGGAAAATAACGGATTTGTTGATTGGAAAGTTTTGAAACAAGAAGGAATTGAATTTGCAATTATTAGACTTGGTTATGGTAGACAGCATTTGGATAGTAGATTTTATGAAAATGTAAACGGCTGTATACAGAATGAAATACCTTTCGGAATTTATTATTATTCGTACGCACTTGATGAAGATGAAGCACAAGCTGAAGCAGATTATGTGGATTATATTTTGGAAACTTCCGGTTTAAAAGAAAAAATTACTAAAGGTATTTGGTACGACATGGAAGATTCGGACGGATACAAAGCAAGACGTGGCGTTACAGATAATCAAGAAATTACAAATCTTTGCAGTGTATTTATAAACACTTTGTGGCGAAAAAATTATGCGACTGTTGGACTTTACGCAAGTTATGATTGGTTGACTACCAAGATTTATGTAGACCAATTAGGCGGATGCGCTATTTGGGCGGCACAATACAATAGCACTTGTGATTATGAGCATGCCGACATTTGGCAATATACCGACAGTCTTAACATTGGCGGAAACTTATTTGACGGGAATGTTGAGTTTTAAGAAAGGAGAAAGCATGCTTACTTGTCAGAATAATACTATTGTCTTAACACGTGGCGACTCGGCAGTATTAAAACTTACAGTCGTAGACGGCGAGGGGCAACCTTATAAAATTGCAGATAATGATACTGTAATTTTTACAATTAAAAAGCACACTACGGATAAAGAGGCGGTTTTAAAAAAGACATTAACAGATGGGCAAATCATAATCAATCCACAAGATACTGAAAATCTTGAATACGGACAGTATGTTTATGATGTAGAACTTACAAAAGAAAACGGATTTGTAGCTACGGTTATAACGCCACACAGATTAGTAATTGCAGAGGAGGTAACTTGGTAATGGACGAAAAAGAAAAGGTTATAGGAAATATTTTACGTGGACAAATTAACGTAGGATGTACATTAATCGGTGAGTTGGCACAAGGCACAGTCGTAGTAATACCGAGTGCCGATTTAAATAAGTTTTTAGAACAAATTACAGCAGATGTATATTCCAAGAAAGAAGTGGACGAAAAATTAAAAAAATTGAGCGACAATGCTAACTCGGAAGCGGATAAGCTTTTAAGTTGGTTAAAAGAAAGAAATTATAATTTGAAAAACTTTAAAGGACTTGAAAAAACGTTCCCGAAACGTACGTTTATTGCTCCCGACTTTAATCAACCGAAAGTCGGTGAAAGTGTTATTCATGGAACGGGTTCGCCGAATACAATTATTGAATTTGACGGTAAAAAATACGAGGTAGACGACAACGGAGATTGGACAATTACATCTGATAAACCGTTTGAAAAAGGAACAGTATATAAATTAAATTATTATGATTATGCGGATAGACTTAATACGTTGAAGTTTGACACAGAAAGAGGTTTATATTTAAATTATTCAATACCATTTGAAGATAATATAACCGTATTAACTAAGGATATTGTAAAGAAATATGATTTAAAGGGAGATGTTATCTTGCCAATAACCGTCGTTGAAATTAGTAACGATAGTTTTGCACAAAATAGCTATATTGTCAGTATAAAGGCAAGGTCGGTAAAAAAGGTGGGGGGTAGTGCTTTTTATAATTGTTTAAAATTAACGTCTATAAGTTTACCCAATGTAATAAGTATAGGGGATGAGGCTTTTGCTAATTGTTCAAACTTAACGTCTATAAGTTTACCCAATGTAACAAGTATAGGGGGTAGAGCTTTTGATAATTGTTCAAACTTAACGTCTATAAGTTTACTCAATGTAACAAGTATAGGGAATGCGCCTTTTAATTATTGCGAGAAACTTAACACGCTAATAGTTAATGACAAAACAGATACTGGTGTTCTTGTACACATGGACATTAATGATACATGTATTATCTATAACCAAGACAAAACCAAGAAATTTAATAGAGAAACTGAGCAATGGGAGAACGTATGAATGAAAAAGAATTTATTAAAAGGATTGGTATTTGCGTTTTACTTGTCTTGCTTTGTGCTTTTGCCGTGTACTTTATCATCGGCACAAGAAAAGACGTACACTATAACGGACACGGAGTTAACAAGGTTAGAGCAGAACTTAGAAACGCTGAAACAACACAACGAGAAGAAACAAGAGCTATTGACGAAACAGAAAAAGCAATTACAAGAAGTCAAAAAGGAATTGACGAAAGCACAAGGACAAATAGAGAAATTGCGGACACTGAACGAAAAGACGCAGAAATCATTACAGACTGCCAACAGATACTTGCAAGAGTACGAGGAAGAACAACAACAGAAGATTAA